AAAATGGCAGCCATTATAACTGATCAGATTAGAATATTAAATGCAAAGAATTTTGTCGCAGGTGTTCAAACAAGCACTAACGCATATTATTCTTTCATTGGATTACCTAATGCAACTGATTATAAAACTGATTGGGATACAGATCCTCCATCTCCAAAAGATAATTTTAATGAGGAAAATGATTATTGGGATACAACTATTGCCTTAAAGAAAATTAATAATTCTGATGTTAGACAAGTTGTTCAGAAAAGACAGTGGACTTCCGGAACTACTTACGACATGTATCGAAATGATTACAGTCGCACTAACACTGCGGGAGTTTCTGGTGCAACAAATTTATATTCTGCAACTTATTTTGTAATCAATAGTGATTTTAGGGTTTATGAGTGTTTGATGAATGGCACAGATCCAGATAACCCAAATGGAAAACCATCTCTTGACGAACCAACATTTACAGATTTGGAACCAAGATCTGCTGGAACTAGTGGTGATGGATATATTTGGAAATATCTTTATACAATCAAACCCGGTGATATTGTAAAATTTGATTCAACTGATTTTATACCAGTTCCTGATGCATGGGCAACTAATACTGATGATCAAGCAGTTAGAGATAATGCAGTTGATGGATCAATTAAAGTAGTGACTATCACTGATCGTGGTGTTGGTGTCGGAACTGCTAATAGAACTTATAGTAGAGTTCCAATCAAGGGTGATGGGACAGGAGCAGAATGCACTGTCGTTGTCAATAATGATCAGCAAGTTGAAAGTGTTACAGTCTCTAATCAAGGATCTGGTTACACTTTTGGTAATATTGATCTTATAAATGGTGGAGTTCCTACAGGATCTACCAGGCCTACATTTGACGTTATTATATCTCCTCCGGGTGGACATGGAAAAGATATCTATAGCGAACTTGGTGCGTTTAATGTTCTTTTATATTCAAGAATTGAAAATGATATTGAAAACCCAGACTTTATAACTGGTAACCAAATTGCAAGAGTTGGTATTATAGAAAATCCAAAAGCATATGGATCTACCGCAAACTTATCTTTAGATAAAGCAAGTGCATTACAAGCATTAAGATTGACTGGTGCTGGTTACAGTACAGCAACATTTACTGCTGATTCTTTTGTTACTCAAACTGTTGCCACTGGATCAACAGCTGTAGCAAGAGTTGTTAATTATGATCAAACAACTGGTGTTTTAAAGTTATGGCAAGACAGAACTCTTGCTGGATTCAATACAGTCGGTGCTGCTATCACTAATCCAACTTATGGATTTGATCAAGTTGAGTTTACAAGTACTCCAGCATCAGGTGGTAGTTTAACTATTATTCCATCAAGTGGTTCTAATTTAGCGATAAACACTTCCTTCACAGGTGTGTCAACCGTAATAAATAATAGGACGTATTACCTTGGTCAGACATTTACTGACGGTATATCCAATCCAGAGGCTAAAAAATACTCAGGTAAAATTATTTACGTTGATAATAGACCATCTATTACTAGATCATCCAACCAAAAAGAAGACATAAAAGTCATTTTGCAGTTCTAAAAAATCATGCCACAGCAAACTAATCTAAACGTCGCCCCATATTTTGATGATTTTGAATCGGGAAAAGATTTCCACAAGGTTTTATTTAAACCCGGATATCCAGTGCAAGCAAGAGAGTTATCAACTCTTCAATCTATACTGCAAAATCAAATTGAAAAATTTGGTCAACACTTTTTTAAAGAGGGATCAAAAGTTATTCCCGGAAATATTGGTTATAGTCAATTATATTTTTGCGTTCAATTAAATAATAATTTTCAAGGGATCCCAATTGAAGAATATACAGATCAATTAGTTGGAACAACAATTACAGGTAAAAATTCTGGTGTTAAGGCAGTAGTTGATAAAGTGTTAAAAGCTGCAGATTCTGAGAAAGGAAATACAACTCTTTATATTAATTATTTAAATTCCAGCACAACAAACAATTCAACTCAAACTTTTAGTGACGGTGAGGAATTGTCATGCGATACGACTATTACTTCTGGATTACTTGGAAATAATTCAATAGCACCCGGAGATTCTTTTGCAGTAACTTTTGCAACTGCTGCTGCTCAAACAGGATCATCTTTTCAGATTCAAGATGGTATATATTTTGTTCGTGGAAACTTTGTAAATGTTGCAACAGAAACTCTTATACTAGATCAGTATGGAACTACACCGAGTTATAGAGTTGGATTATTTGTTAATGAACAGATTATAAATGCAGATTTAGATGAAAGTTTAAATGATAACTCTCAAGGATATAATAATTTTTCAGCACCGGGTGCAGATAGACTTAAAATTACAGTTAATTTATTTAAAAAATCATTAACTGATTTTGATGATAATAGTTTTGTAGAATTAGCAACTATTGAAGATGGAAACCTTCGTTCAATACAAAGAAATTCAAATTACAGTCAGATCGGAGACGAAATGGCTCGTAGAACATATGATGAATCTGGAGATTATTATGTAAAACCTTTTGATGTTACTGTTTTAAATTCATTAAATGATAACAAAGGTAATAGAGGAGTTTTCCAAGCAGGACAGTTTACTTATGGTGGAGAGACACCAACAGACAATTTAAGTTTATATAAGGTATCTCCCGGTAAAGCATATGTAAGAGGATATGAAATAGAAACCATCTCTCCTACATTTTTAGATGCACCAAAACCAAGAACTATTGCAACTAAAAAAGATCAAAAAGTAATTTATAATACTGGCCCAACTCTAAGATTAAACAGATCATTTGGTAATCCTACAGTTGGAGTTGGTAATACTTATGTTGTTACCTTGAGAGATAAAAGAGTTGGAACCACTCAGACTCAAGCACAGGGTAACGAAATTGGTGTTGCAAGAGTTTATGATTTTGCAATGGAATCGGGATCATATGATGCTTCTAATTCAGATATAAATCAATGGGATATATCTCTATATGATGTGCAGATGGTCACCAATCTTACAGTTAACGTATCACAAACATTGACTGTTCCTACTTTAGTTAAAGGTCAAAGTAGTGGTGCGACTGCATTTTTAAAAGATGCGGTAACTGCTGGAACTGCTGTAACAGTTTATGAAACTAGTGGAAGTTTTATTCCAAATGAAAAACTTAATTTCCTAGGTTCTCGTGATAACACATTTGGGGCAGCAGTCATAAAATCAATTGATGTCAAATCAATATCAGATGTTCAATCAATATATGGTTCATTAGATGGCACTATTGGTATTAATACATTTAGTGCTAATACAATTCCCTCCACTAAATTTAGCGTAGGTGTTGCAGGTATTACAACTTATTCTGGTGGTATATCAACAATAACAAGTGCAAATCCAAATCTTGTTGGACTTTCAACTATTGGTAATTTAGTTTCTTATACTGGAGATGTGTCAGATCCAGTTTTTGGTAGAATTACTGCAATAGATAGTGCAAGTAATAATGTTACTGTTACCACTGTTACTGCTGTAAGTGGAATTAACGCTGATATTGCTAATGATGCAGGTGGAATTAGTGCTCTTAAAACTGTAAGTGATTTAAAAGTTCTTCAAACTTCATTACAGTCATCTTCTGATAACACTTTATTTACAAGATTACCTAAAGAAAATATATCCAATTTAGATTTGACTGATTCTGTTATTACAATCAGAAAAACTTTTGATGTTCAAATTCTTAATAATCAAATTACTGCTGCAACTGTTCCAACTGCAGGAACAAATGAAACATTCTTACCTTTTGATGAGGAAAGATATTCATTAGTTAGAGAAAATGGTAGCACCGAAACTCTTACATCTGATAGAATAGTAATTGCGACCACTGGAAAAACTTTTCAAGCATTTAATTTAGCAAATAATAGTTCAGCAGCAGTCGCAGAAAACGCAACTCTTATAGCCACGTTAGAAAAGACTAAACCAACATCTAAGATTAAAGTTTTAAATCGTGTTAATAGTGTTGTTGTTGATAAGTCAAGTAATAAGGCATCTGGAACTGGTAGCACAACTTTAAATGACGGATTAACTTTTGGTAATTATCCATTTGGAACTAGAGTTCAAGATGAGGAAATATCCCTTAATACTCCTGACATTATTGAAATTCACGCTATCTTTGAAGCATCTGATGCTGATTCAAGCGGAACTTTATCTGCACCAAAAGTAACTTTAACTTCAATCACAAGTAATTCAACTACTACTGCTGAATATATTATTGGTGAAGAAATTGTAGGACAAACAAGTGGTGCAATTGCGATAGTTGCAGAAAAGGTTGCAAACTCAGCAAGTCAAATTGCATATATTTACAAAAATGATAATAGGTTCTTAGAAGGTGAAACAATTATATCTGCAGAGTCTAAAGTAAATGCACAGATAGTAACTTTAACCACTCCTAGTTTTGATGTTAGCACTAATTTTAAATTTACCACAGGTCAAGAAAAAACAATATATGACACTGGTACAATCAAGAGAAAATCAGATGCAGAAACTCCTAAGAAAAAATTAAAAGTATATTTTTCAAATGGATTTTTTGAATCAACTGATGATGGAGATATTACAACTGTAAATTCATATGATACTTTTAACTATGCAACACAAATAAAAGATGTTGATGGTATTAGAAATAGTGATATTATTGATATAAGACCAAGAGTTTCTGAATTTACTAATGCTGAAGGTTCTAGATCTCCTCTTGAATTTTTTGGAAGATCTTTTAATGCATCTGGAAATTCTGCTGCAAATATTCTTGCATCTGATGAGGATATATTAACAACATTCTCATATTATCAAGGAAGAATTGATAGAATTTTCTTAACTAAAGCAGGAAGATTTCAGATTAAATATGGACAACCAGCTGATAGACCAGAAAAACCTGTTCATGTTGAAGAGGCAATAGAGATTGCTACAGTAACTTTACCACCATACTTATACACTCCTAGAGATGCTTCACTTCAATTTATGGAGTATAAGAGATATCGAATGGTTGATATCAAAAAACTTGAAGATAGAATCAAAGGTCTTGAATACTATACTGCTCTTTCATTGTTAGAAACAAATACATCAAACTTATTTGTGCCTGATGGTGATGGATTGAATAGATTTAAGTCTGGATTTTATGTTGATAACTTTAACTCTTTCCAACCTCAAGAGGATCAAGTACCAATTAATAACAGTATAGATCCAAATCAAAAAGAATTAAGACCAAGACATTATACTAATTCAGTTGATTTAATTTTTGGGCCTGTAGTTAATGTTGATCAGTCTGAAGATAAAAATTTTGCAGATATTGAAGGAACAAATGTAAGAAAAAATAATGATGTAGTCACGCTTGACTATTCTGAAATAGAATATATTAAACAATCATTCGCCACTAGATCTGAAAGTGTAACACCTTTCTTGATTAGTTTCTGGCAAGGAAGTATGGAGTTAACTCCTGCATCAGATACATGGGTTGATACCGCAAGATTGGAAGCAAAAATTATTGATGTGGAAGGAAACTATGCTTCTACTTTAGATAATCTAGCAAGAAATGAAGGAGTGGATCCTCAAACTGGATTAGGGCCAACATTGTGGAATTCTTGGGAAACAACATGGACAGGAAGAAATGTTGTTGAAACAACAAGAAGAAGAAATCAAAGATTAGGTTGGGTTGGTCAAGGGCCTGGTGGACAAAACATTGAGATTAGAGGAACTTTAACAGATCAAGTTATTGAAGATAGACTTCAAACAGTTACAGAAACTGGAATAGAAAGAAGAAACGGATTCCAAACTGTAGTAACAGAACAGTTTGATACTCAGTCTGTTGGAGATCGTGTGGTTAGTCGAGATCTTATTGCATTTATGAGATCAAGGAATATTGCATTTGAAAGTAAGAGAATGAAACCTCTAACAAGAATGTATGGATTCTTTGATGGTGAAGATGTAACTAAGTATTGTGTTCCAAAACTATTGGAAATTACAATGGATACTGGAACTTTTGAAGTTGGAGAAACAGTTATTGGACAAGTAATTCAAACTGGATTAGGTGTAGAAAATACAGATTCAACTGCTGCAATAACATTTAGAGTAGCACAACAGGATCATAAAGAAGGTGCATATAATCTACCCACTAAAACTTATGTTGAAGATCCTTATGATAATAGACCATTAGGAGGAACATATTCATCCACATCAACAATTTTGAATGTAGACATATATTCATTATCACAAGAAGCACAGGGTGAATTTTTTGGTTGGGTTCAAACTGGAATGAAACTTACTGGTAAAACAAGTGGTGCTCAAGCAACTATTAATGATGTAAGATTAATAAGTGATTTAGCAGCAGATATTCAAGGAAGTTTATTCTTACCAAATCCAAATAATCTTAATCATCCTCGATTTGAAACTGGTACAAAATTATTCTCTCTTACAAACGATGAGAATAATAATCCAGACAACGCTACCACTTTAGGAGAAGAGGCATTTACGTCTTCAGGAACTCTTGAAACTGTTCAGGAAAATATTATTTCAATTAGAAATGCAAGAGTTGAACAAAGACAGCAATTCCAAGAAAGAAACGTAAATAGAGATCTTGGTACTGAAGTAGTAGGAAGTACAGTAATAAGTGAAACTGTTCAAAACAATGTGGTTGTTGGTTGGTATGATCCACTTGCACAATCATTCTTAGTCGAAGATTCTACAGGAGTTTTCTTGACAAGTTGTGACGTATTCTTTAGATCTAAAGATGATAATGATGTTCCAGTAGTATTCCAGTTAAGGAGTATGAAAAATGGATTCCCAACACAACATATTCTTCCATTCTCTGAAATAGTAATAAGTCCCGATGACATTCAGATCTCTGCTGATGGTTCTGTTGCAACTACAATAACATTCAAAGCACCTGTGTATTGTGAGCCAGGACAAGAATATGCAATTGCATTGGCATCTAACTCAACAAAATATAGTGTTTATGTATCAAGAGTTGGTGAAAATGATTTATTATCACAAACCTTTATTTCTAACCAACCTTACTTAGGTTCGTTATTTAAATCACAAAACGCTTCTACATGGGAACCAAGTCAATGGGAAGATCTTAAGTTTACTTTATACAGAGCAGACTTCCTAGAAAATGGAACTGTAGAAACATATAATCCAGAATTGACAAAAGGTAATAATCAAATACCTAAATTACAACCAAATTCCTTAAATCTTATTTCTAGAAAACAAAGATTATCGTTAGATACCGCAATAGCAGATGCTGATTTAAGATTTGGTAATACCATAACTCAAACAGAATCATTAGCGTCCGCTAATTTAGTTGGAACTGCAGGAACAGCAACTGGTGATCTTGGCATATTAAATCCCGGAATTGGTTATACACCATCTAGTGGACAATTAACATACAGTGGTGTAAATCTAGTAACAATCACTGGTAATGGATCAGGTGCAACTGCTGATATCACTGTCGGGAATGGTCGCATAGTCGCTTCCGGTGCAACCATTACTGCTGGTAGTGGTGGTGGTAATGGATATCAAATTGGTGATGTAGTTGGCATCGACACTCTTGGATCTGGGCCATTTAAAAATATTGGTGTTAATGCAAGATTAACTGTTGCTGGTGTTGGAAGCACAAGTCAATTAATTGTTGATAGTGTTCAAGGAACATTCCAAACTGGTGCTGGTTACACAATGACCTTTGGTAATAGTGCAGGTATTACAACAGAGTTAAACTTTGCAAATGGTGGTGGAGTTCAACTTGATAGTGTAGTCACAGAAACTGATGGTTTACATATTAAAGTTGATCATAAAAACCATGGTATGTATTTTGACACTAACCAAGTCATAATTTCTGAAGCACAATCAGATGTTAGACCAACAAAATTAACAGCAGCATATGACGTTGGATCAACTGCAAGTATATCAGTTCAAGATGCATCAGAATTTTCAACATTTGAACAAGTTGGTGTTGGAACTACAAACGTAGGATTTGTAAAAATTGGTGAAGAAATTATCGAGTACAGTAATGTTGCTGGTAACACAATTGGTGGTGAAATAACAAGAGGTTCAAATGCAGCATCTTACCCTGTTGGAACTCCTGTTTTCAAGTATGAACTGGGCGGAGTTAATCTGAAGAGAATTAATAAAACTCATGATTTATCTGATGTCACAGTTGCGAGTCCAATTACTTTTGATTCATATCATGTTAAATTAGATATGTCTGAAATATTGAGTGTTGGATCTAATACTTCAAATGTTAGCAGAGCTGTTGATAGTGGATATGCAAAACTCTTTATTAATGATACTAAATCAACTGGTGGATTTAACATAAGAGCAACACAAAATATGCCTTTTGAACTTATCACTCCATTAGTTGGAGAGATTGCAGTTCCCGGAACAACACTTTCAGGAGAAATGAGAACCGTAACTGCTACTAGTTTAAGTGGTGCTGAAATACCATGGGTTGATGTTGGATATGAAACAGTTTCTTTAAATCAAAATAATTATCTTGATACTGCTAGATTGATATCATCAAAAGTTAATGCTGATACTAATTTAACAAATCTTCCCGGTAATAAATCATTTAATTTGAGATTAAGATTAGGAACAACAGATTCTCGTGTAAGTCCTGTAATTGATGGTCAAAGAATAAGTGCAATTCTAACATCAAATAGAGTTAACAGTGTGATTACAAATTATGCAACAGATGAAAGAGTTAACGGAATCTTTACTGATCCAACTGCATGTCAATACATATCTAAAGAAATACAGTTGGAGAATGGTGCGTCATCATTAAAGGTATTAGTTGCTGCTCACATTAATAAAGATTCTGATATCAGAGCATTCTATGCGATTAATGATAAACCCGGTTTTGATCCTATTTTTATACCATTCCCCGGATTCTCAAACTTAAATGATAGAGGTGAAGTAATTTCTGTTCAAGATAATGATGGATCATCTGATAAATTAGTTCCAAACACAAACACATATGGGTTTGTTCCTGAAGAAATAGAGTTTAGAGATTACACCTTTACTGCTGATCAGTTGCCCGGATTTAGATCTTACAGAATTAAGATTGTTCTTACTTCCACAAGTCAGGTCTATGTTCCTCGAATGAAAGACCTTAGAGTTATTGCTTTAGCGTAAATGAATTATCACAAGGTAAAAGACAATAGTGATCTTGTAAGAGATCCTAATACAGGTTCCATTTTAAATACAAACTCTCTTGATTATGAAAAATACGTTGCACAACGTAAAATTAAAAATAAAGAGCATCAAAAAACTGAAAATATTGAAAGAGATATTTCAACTCTTAGACAAGAACTTGATGAAATTAAATCTTTACTTAGGGAGTTAGTAAATGGCTAATCAAACCATAGTATTTGATCCAACTGCAGGAGTTCCTGTTGGTGCAAATTTAACAATATATGGTGGTTCAGCACTAGCTGCTGATTTTAATATAGTTGATACTGCAAGCACCGCGTATGATTTAAGTGGATTTACTGGATCATCTCAGATGGCAAAAAGTGTATCCGTCGGAGCAACTTTAGGTTCTCAAGCAACTTTTACTGTAGGATTTACTAGTGCTGCTGATGGAAAGATAAGAGTATCATATGGTGCTACTCAGACTGCAGCGTTAACTGAAGGAAGATATGTATATGATGTTTTGATAAGTACAGGATCTACCGTATACAATATTATAAATGGTAATGTATATGTATATGCTGGAATATCCTCGTCACCGGGGTCTGTTTAACTAAATATGGTTAGAGGTATAGTATAAATGGCACAACCAACCAGTAGATCAGAATTAATTGAATACTGTAAGAGACAATTAGGTGCTCCTGTATTAGAAATCAACGTTGCTGATGAACAGTGCGGAGATGTAATAGATGATGCCTTACAATACTTTTATGAGAGACATTATGATGGTGTTTTACAGACTTATTTAAAATATAAAGTTACGCAAGATGATATAGACAGAGGGACAGCATCAGTTAAAGCTGGATCAAGTAATACTTTAGGAATAACAACAACATCAACTGAAGCAACAATAGTTGGTGCTGGTGTTACTTTTAATTTTTATGAGAATAGTAATTATATTCAGATGGATCCTGCAATAATAGGAATCAATAAAATTTTTAGATATGATGGTAGTCAAACAACTACTAGTAATATGTTTAGTGTTAAATATCAGATGTTTTTGAATGATATTTACTCATATGGTTCTATGGAACTTCTAACATATAATATGACTAAAACTTATTTGTCTGATTTAGATTTTATGTTAAATACAGAAAAACAAATAAGATTTAATCAGAGAATGGATAGGTTATATCTTGATGTTGATTTTAATTCATTATCCGAAAATGATTTTTTAATTATAGATTGTTATAGATTAGTAGATCCTAATGATTATACACGAGTTTATAATGATCATTTTTTAAAGAAATATGCAACCGCACTTCTAAAGAGACAGTGGGGTCAAAACTTAATGAAGTTCCAAGGAGTAAAACTTCCCGGTGGAATAGAACTTAACGGTAGACAAATATATGACGATGCAATTAATGATCTAACAATTATCAGGGAACAAATGTCAAATACCTATGAGATTCCACCTTTAGATCTGATAGGTTAATATTATGGCACTTAATCCATACTTTACTCAAGGAACAACTGGAGAACAAAATCTTGTTCAAGATTTAATCAACGAACAGTTGAAGATGTATGGTGTTGACATATTTTATTTACCTAGAAAATATTTAACTACGAACAGTGTAATTCGAGAGGTTGTTCAATCTAAGTTTGACGTTGCATATCCACTTGAGGCATATGTAGATAACTATGATGAATATTCTGGAGGGGGTAATCTACTTTCTAAATTTGGAATACAATCTCAAGATGAGGTAAGACTTATTATATCAAGAGAAAGATTTGAAAATTATATAACACCTTTAATTCAAAATCAGGATGATATTAAATTATCAACTCGACCAAAAAGTGGTGATTTAATTTGGTTCCCATTGGATGATCGTGTCTATGAAATAAAAGATATTGAATATGCAAAACCATATTATCAACTTCAAGATCTTTATGTGTATGAATTATACTGTGAACTCTTCCGTTACGAAGATGAAGTCATCGCTACAGGTATTGATGAGATTGATGACAATCTTGTTGGCGATGATATTGACGGAACAACTGAAGATGGTATTAATACAATTCAAGGGCCAACTCAAACTCTCACAATGGTTGGTACTGGTGTAACTGCTGCTGCATACACAAGTGTTATACTACAAGGTGGTTTAAGAACTATCACACTCACAAACAGAGGCGGTGGTTATAGTGAAAATCCAACAGTTGCCATCAGTTCTGCACCTACCACAAATAATATTGTCCCATATCAAACAGGTATTGCGACTGTAAGAACAATAGGTGGAGTTGCATATTGTAATAAGAATGCAAGTTCCAATCTTGTTTCAATTCAGTCAGTCCCAATAACTAATCCCGGTGCAGGATATACTCAAGGCCCCGGAATAAGATTTATTGGTGGTGGATCTGATGGAACAGGAGCAGCTGCTACTTCATTCACTGGTGATGGAACATTAGGTGTTGTAACATTTACTAATCACGGTGGTGGATTTACAACTAATCCAACAGTCACTATTTCTGGCCCAACTG